CTGATTATAAAATATCTGATGTTGCAACGTTTGGTGGTTCTGCATTTATTGCAATTGCTGATAACCCCACAGTTGGATCAGATCCTGTAAGTAACTCTGCGCAATGGGATGCATTGGCGTCTGGTGTGCAATGGGAAGGCGTATTTAACGCTGCAACTGTTTACCAAAAAGATGATATTGTCTCTTATGGTGCTGGCACATTTATTGCTAACCAGAACCCAACAGTTGGATCCAATCCAGTAACTAACAGTGCTCATTGGGATACATTAACAACAGGTCTTAAATACCTTGCTGCATGGAATGTCGCAAAGGCTAATTACAGAATATCTGATGTAGTAACTTTCGGTGGTTCTGCTTATATCGCAGTCGCTGATAACCCCACTACAGGTTCTGATCCAGTATCTAATGCAGGTCAATGGGACGCATTAGCAACAGGCATTAGGTCAATGGGAGATTGGTCTGCAAGTACAGCATATCTTATCGATGATGTTGTATCTTACGGTGGACAAACGTTTAAAGCTCTTGTTGCTCACAGTTCTTCAGTATTTGCTACAGAGCTAGCTTCAAATAACTGGGTACGATTCACTGCTGGATTAGATTGGAAAGGTATTTGGACAACTGGTACTGTATACAAAGTTAATGATATTGTTAACTCTGGTGGTTCAGTTTATGTAGCTTCTGCTGATCATACATCAGGATCATTTGCTGGAGATTCTTCAAAATGGCAAACCTTTGCTAACGCAGGAACAGACGTAGGTCTAACAATAACTTCACATGGTGATTTATTGTATCGTGCTGCAGCTGGTCCAGCTGCTTTGAATGCTGGCGTAGCTGGTAGATTTTTAAGGACTAACGGTGCTAACGCAAACCCAAGTTGGGAAACTGTACAAAAGGGATTATACTATTACGATTACCATACAGGCAATACTATAACTTCTAATTTTACACAATCTAATAAACGAGTTGGAGTTTACGCTAAGCAGTTAGAGGTTAGTGGTGCAAGCACCGTAGCACATATAGCGACAGATGCTGTTATGATTATAGCAGGTTTTTCAACTACGGTTAAGCCTATAAGATTACCTGAATATGTAATCACTAATACTACAGTATCAGCTAATACAGTTGCATTCGGTGAAGATTTAGATATGGGACCAGATGTTGTAATTACCGTATCATCAGGACAAGAATTACTTATTGGAATACCTCAACGACTGGTTCTTTAATCGGTTATAAATAGAATTGTGCGGATGTGAATACTTCATGTCTGCGTAAATACCAAGGCGGTTTAATCGGCCTTAATACTAAGGAAACATATATATGTCAAAATTAATTGTAGATCAAATCGCCAAAAATGGAGGGGTGCCTTTAACGATACCCGCCGCTGACGGTGTCGCCAATGCCGCTATCAAATCTGACGGTGCTGGTGCATTAGGTTTTACCGGGTTTGGTTTACCATCCACCGCCGGTACAGAGGGTCAAATGCTGAAGAAAGGTGCTGGTACTACCTCAATATGGGGTGCTGCTGGAGCAGCTGCACCAACAGATACCATCGATATTATTGGTTCTCTTGTAACCACTTCAGCACGTCAGAACGTTTATTCTACTGGTGAATGGAGTTCGTCTGGTGCATGGACCACGTATTATCATAGCTGGCAGGATGCTAACTCAAAAACTCAGGGCTGGAATATGTTCTTGGGTGATGGTTATCCGAATGGTACTAGCCAACATATGTACGCGAATGACGGCGAATCAAACTCAATGCAGCGTAGACTTGAATATGCTAACGGCGATCGTATTGGTCGTAACTTTGCAGATATGAGATATGAAGATAACAGTACTGGTAACTATGGTGGTGTCACATGGCGTTGTATGCCTATTCGTAACACAACTGCTAGTGACGTTTCACGGACATTTCAGACTTACTTGTCAACTAAAGATAATGAGTATGGTGGTGGTGGCATTCATTATTATACACCCAATGCCACAACATATTCAAGTACATCAGGTGGAGCATGGACATCTGCATGGCAAGGCGGCAGCGATACATCATCACAGAATCGCACAGGCACGGTAGTGGTTCCTGCGAATATGACAATAATGGTGTTCATACTTAGTACTCACTCTTATCAGACCACATACAGGTTCAAAGATTCAAATATGCCTTATAACCTTGATACTTTCTTTGGTACTGAATTGGTTACTGATAATAGAATGTTACATTGTCTTGCTCAGGCTCGTATTGGCAATAAAGATGGTGTAACTAATACCCAGGTATACCCCTGGCATACATATAACTTATGTGCAACAATGTACGGAGATAGATAATAATGGCTACTACAATAGATATCAAGCACTTGGCAAATGTACAAGGGCAAATCAACGCAGGAATTAAACAAGATACAAAGGATGCTATTATAGCAGCATATTCTATCAGTGATCAACTTAATGCTACAGGTGCAGCAAAGACTACTATGATGGCTGCAATTGCTGCATTAGTTACTGCTGGTGCAACTAAGCGGACTGCAGTCAGTGCAGCTACAACTTGGGCAGAGCTAAACGCTGTTGTTCCTGATACTGACGCGTAATCTGTAAATATGGATGGGCTACTTCTGTAGCCCTTGATTACCTCAAAGTTGGAGAATAAAGATGAGTACAATAGTAGTAGATGAATTACAAGCCAGCAATGGGGGTACCCCTTTAAAGTTGCCAAAGAAAGATGGTACTTCAGGGCAATCGTTGCAGACAGATGGTAAAGGACAATTAAAATTTGCAGATAGTGTTGCTGATGAAGGAGGAGCTGTTGCTCATCCAGTAGGTCAGGCATTTTACGGCAGCGGAGCAGGTACGTATTCATGGACTTGTCCACCAGACGTGACGAAAATACATGTAGTCTGTATTGGCGGTGGTGGTTGCAGTCCAGGAGCTACATCTTCTGGCCACGGCGGTGGCGGTGGCGCTGGCCTAGGCTGGAAAAACGATATCGCTGTAACTCCCGGAACTGTTTACTCGCTTCAAGTAGGTAGGGGCGGTGATACACCTAGATACGGAAATCAAAATGGTACGGATTCTTTCTTCGGATCAAGTGCTGGGGAGTTCGGAGTTAGCGGACTGAAGGGCACACAAAGCGGTGGATCTTATAGTGGCGATGGCGGCGGTAACGGAGGGAACTCTGGCGGTAGTCAACCTGGTGCTGGTGCTGGTGGTTACACTGGTTACGGCGGCGGGTATGGTCAGGCAGGCCAAAGTGGCGGTGGTGGTGCTTCCGGTGGGCGGAATTATAGTTCTACCTATGGATTAGCTTCTGGTGGTGGAGTAGGCCCATTTGGCCAAGGTAGTACTGGTACACTGGGTGGCACAGGTACTGCTGGTGCTGGTGGCTCTGGCGGTGAAGATGGCTGCAGTGGTGAAAATGGTCCAACAAACTATGGTCACAATTTTCGTCACGGTGGCCTTTATGGTGGAGGCGGTGGCGGACCTGGTGATAACTCCAATTTTGGCCATGGCTTGCAAAAAGGTGGCCGCGGCTGCGTAAGAATTATATGGGGTGATAACCGCTCATTCCCATCAACTGGCTGTGGAGATATGTAATGTCGATGGATAATGTGTATTATAACCTAGTAGTAAACGGGGATATTGAACGAGAAAGAGTACCTTATAGAGATGTATTAATTGATACAGGTCTAAAAGATACAGTAGGTTTGAATCAAACTAATTGGGTTGAGTGGTTTCCTCCACATGTTGAAGTTGCAATTACCGCTGAGCAAATCGGAGTAGCTGTTCGGGCTGCACGTGAAGTAATGTTAACATCATCTGATTGGACACAAGCCGCAGATTCACCATTAAGTGATTCAGTTAAAGCTGAGTGGGCTACATACCGTCAGGCTTGTAGAGATATGCCTGCAACTAATGCAGCTATAGCTAGCCCAACGGATATGGTTAGACCTACAAAGCCTTCTTAACAGGTATTTGAATATATGAATTGTTTCTAATATAATAACGCAGAAACAATTCATTTTTACATGAGATTGTTATTATCCATTAAGAGGTAAATAAATCATGCTTGCAGAATTAGCTGTCGCGAATGCGGCTCTAAAAGTCATTAAAATGACTATATCAAACGGTAAAGACATTGCTAGTGCAGGTGCTGCAATTAGTAAGTACTTTGGTGCTGAGAAGGCAATAGAGAAACAAGTTAAAGCTGGCACCGGCAATATAATGGAAGCTTTCCAAGCACAGGAACAGCTAAAGAAGAATGAAGAACAATTAAAATTCATGCTTAACAAGCAAAGGCTACAAGGTTATGTCGACTTTTGTAAATTTAGAGATGATTATAATAGAGGCGTTAAGATAAAAGCTGTTAAAAGAAAGAAGGCTAACGCTAAAAGAGCCAATGAAAATAATGACATATTTACCGTAGTATTAATAATAGGCATAGTGTTATTGTTAGTTGTTTCAGCAGGAGCTTTGTTTATAGCAAAAGATATGGGAATTATATAATTATTTAGGGAATATAGTATGCTACAAACAGGAAGTAACACCGACGATTCGACCTATGAACAAACACAAACAGTAATTTCTGGACCTTATGTTTTAGAGGAAAGTGGAAAATTTATTATCATGAAAAAGATTGATGATGAGATATGTGAAAGAGCAATCAGATTCATACTTATGCACAATGCACATCATGGTAACAAGTTAAAAAATCTAACAATAATTATTAATTCACCCGGTGGATCAGTATACTCTGCATTAGCATTAATTGATGTAATAAGAGGATCTAAGATCCCTGTACATACAATTGGATTAGGCCTTATTGCATCTGCTGGATTATTAATCTTTATGGCTGGAGCTAAGGGCAACAGGGTAATAACACCTAATACCTCGATACTTTCTCACCAATATTCATGGGGAAGTAAAGGTAAGGAGCATGAATTGTTTGCATCTACAGTAGAACAGAAATATGCTGGTCAACGCATGCTAGAGCATTATAAACTATGCACTGGCTTATCTGAAAAAGTTATTAAAGAAAAGTTATTACCACCATCTGACGTTTGGCTATCTGGTAAAGAAGCTAAAAAGTTTAGACTGTGTGACCACATACAAGATATTAACTAATGTGGTCGTCTGCGCCATCCAGCGTTATTGCTGGAATATATCCGGCTGCAGACGGAATTATAAGGTATCCTAATGTCGACGTGTATTCATCTGACATAAGAATAAAAGAAAATGCTGTACCGGATGGCCTTTATTTAAGTAAGATAAAGGCCTACGGTATTCAGCAATACACTGAAGAATACGTACCTAATTCGTATAGAGTGTGGATCGTATAAATATGTGTATACTAAATTAATAAGAGCATCCACGTATGGCAATTCCAACATCGAGATCGACGCTTATAGAATTCTGCCTAAGAAGATTGGGTGCACCTGTTCTAGAAATCAACGTTGACGAAGATCAAATATCCGATAGGATTGATGAAGCGTTACAGTTCTATCAAGAGTTTCATTCTGATGCGATTGAAAAAACTTATCTAAAATACCAATTAACGTCTACCGATATCACTAATGAATATATAACTATATCTGACTCAGTCACGTCTATTACTAAAGTCCTGCCTCTTGGTTACGGTAGTTCACAGTGGACATCAGACAACTGGCAGTTTATGTTAGGTACTGTTAATGATCTTCGTTATGGTGGTTCTATTGCTGAATATGAAATGTCACAGACTCAAGTTTCATTATTGCAACATCGTCTTGGATCATCTGAATCTATTCGCTATAATCGACATACAAATAAGTTACACATTGATGTTGATTGGGGAACTGAGGTTAAAACTAACGATTTTATTGTAGCCGAATGTTACGTGATTGTTGACCCTGATACAAATACTGATATATACAATGATCGATTCTTAAAGCAATATGCAACAGCATTGATCAAACAGCAATGGGGCGCAAACTTAATTAAATTTGAGGGAATGCAGTTACCAGGTGGTGTCACGATGAATGGCCAAAAGATATTCGATGATGCTGGTGAAGAAATTCTTAGGATTCAAGAGACAATGCAGCTCAACTTTGAAGAGCCAATTGATTTCATGGTAGGATAACATAATGGCAACTAATACTTATTTTAATAATAAGGTTGTATCTGAGCAGATGCTCTATGAAGACCTTATTGTAGAAGCTTTACAAATATACGGGCAGGACGTTATATACATTCCTCGTACTATTGCCAATTACGATAATCTAATGGGTGAATCCATTGCAGCAGACTTTGCTGATGGTTATAACATAGAAATGTATCTTGATAACGCAGAAGGTTTTGGCGGCGAAGGAGATCTATTCTCTAAATTCGGCGTTGAGATTAGAGACCAAGCTACATTGATAGTATCAAAGTTACGTTGGGAAAAGCTAACCAGTTATTCTAATAACTTTATCAATAACGATAGACCTAGTGAAGGTGATTTAATATATCTTCCATTATCGAATAGTCTTTTTGAAATCGCACACGTTGAACACGAACAGCCTTTTTATCAATTAGCTCAGTGGCCTACATATAAGCTACAAATTGAGAAGTTTGAATATGCTGGCGAGAATCTTAAAACTGGTTACGCCGAGATTGACAAGCTAGATGACGACTTTGCATTCGCTTATAAGTTGTTAATAGATGGTAGTAACGGTACATCGTTTACAGTACAAGAGACGGTAACACAGACATTAGGTACTGGTACGGTCATAACCGCTGAAGTTGCTCAAGTTACAGCAGGAACATTACCTGCTAATAGATACTTGTATCTCAGTCATGTTAGAGCATCAACTAATAAATACACCGAATTTGCATTAGCTCTTCCTGTTGTTGGAATGGCATCTGCAGCTTCATGGAATGTAGTTTCTGTATCTGAAGACCAAGGTGATCCATTCAATAAGAATGATACGTTTGACACTCTTCGTACTGATATATTGGACTTTAATGAAACTAATCCATTCGGAGAGATATAATGCTTACTAATGGACACTTTTATCATCAAACAATTCGAAGAACTGTATCGGTATTTGGTACTATATTTAATGATATATTTGTTATTCGAAAAGATTCTGCAGGTGCTACTAAAGATCAGATGAAGGTACCTCTTGCCTATGGACCTCGTCAGAAGTTCTTAGCTAGATTAGAAGAATCTCCTAAGTTAAATGATACTTCAATGGGTATTAAGTTACCACGCATGAGCTTTGAAATTACTTCAATGGCATATGATCCGGCTCGACAGTTAGCGAAAACAACAAAGTTTTCAGTAGCATCAACCACGCTTAATAAGAAAATTGGTGTGTATGTTGCTGCTCCGTATACCATTGGTATGCAGTTAAATATAATGGCGAAGACTCAGGATGATGGACTTCAGATTATTGAGCAAATCATTCCATACTTCCAACCATCTTATACAGTGACTATTAAAAATATTCCTGGAAGTGAGGCAATCAAAACTGATATGCCTATTACTTTAACTGGTGTTAATATGTCTGATGAGTATGAGGGTGATTTTACTCAGAGACGTGTTATAATTTATACACTTGACTTTGATATTAAAACCAACTTCTATGGCCCTGTCGATGGTGAACAAGCTACGATACGTACTACTAAAACAGATATTAATAGAACTGGTTCAGACCTATATCTGGAACGAGTAAATACTACAACAAATCCAGTTGATGCAGGAGTTAATGATGTTTATGGATACACAGAAACCTATAATTTCTTCGAAGGTGACGACTGATAAGAACAGTCTTGATGTTGATGCAGATTATAATTATTCTCGGGCTAAGTATTATGAGTTAGTGGATAGAGGATCTGAAGCAATTGAGGCTATGCTTGAACTGGCAACTGAATCTGATAACCCAAGATCGTTCGAAGTTCTTGGAAGACTTATCAAAGACGTGGCTGACGTTAACGAGAAGATAATCACGCTGCAGAAGGTCAAGAAGGATCTTCAAGATAATAAAAGTATCGCTGCTATAGGTAGTGGTACTGTGAATAATAATCTATTTGTAGGATCTACTACTGAACTTCAAAGGTTATTATCATCAGAGCCTACTGAAAAAGAGGTTGTAGATGACTCAAAGGATTGAAACTTATCTAGGTAACCCACTAATTAAGCGTGATGGGGTTTCTCAAGGATGGGATAAAGAGACTATATTTGAATACCAGAAGTGTATGCGTGATCCGGTATACTTTGCTGTGACATATCTTAAAGTAATAAACCTGGATGAAGGTTTAGTTCCATTCCAGTTGTACGATTATCAAGAGAAAATGTTTAATCATTTTAATGATAATAGATTCTCTATTGTACTTGCGTGTAGACAGTCTGGAAAAAGTATATCATCCGTTGCGTATATATTATGGTATGCAGTATTCCATTCAGAACAAACGATAGCTATTCTTGCTAACAAAGGTGCTACTTCACGAGAAATGTTATCTCGTATCACTCTTATGTTAGAAAATCTTCCATTCTTTCTTCAACCTGGTTGTAAGGCACTCAACAAAGGTTCTATTGAATTTAGTAATAACTCTCGTATTATTGCATCTGCTACATCAGGTTCATCTATTCGTGGTATGTCTATTAACTTATTATTCTTAGATGAGTTTGCATTTGTGGAGAATGACGCTGAATTTTATACCTCTACATACCCTGTAATTTCATCCGGTAAGAACACTAAGGTTATTATTACATCGACACGAAATGGTGTAGCTAATGTATTCCATAAATTATGGGAAGGTGCAGTACAGAGTACAAATAATTTTAAACCATTCCAAGTAGATTGGTGGGACGTTCCTGGACGTGATGAAGCATGGAAGGCTGAGACTATAGCAAACACTTCACAAATGCAGTTCGATCAAGAGTTTGGTAACCAAGTCATATCGTCTGGTAATACTCTAATTGATGCAAATAAGTTAATGAGCCTTGTGTCAATTGAACCATTATATACTCAGAATGGTGTTAATCTCTATAAGAAACCAATAGAAGACCACAATTATTTAATGTTTGTCGACGTAGCAAAGGGAAGAGGTCAGGATTACTCTACTTTTAACGTTATAGATATTAGCGTAGAGCCATTCATTCAAGTGGCAACATATAGAAATAATATGATGTCACCTCTACTATTTCCGGATATTATATATAAATACGGAAAGACATTTAACGATGCATATGTTGTCATTGAAAATAACGCGTCTGGTGACGTTGTATGTAATGGATTATATTACGATTTAGAATATGAGAATGTACACGTAGAAAGCGCTGTTAAAGCTGGTGGTGTAGGTGTCACAATGACCAAGAAGGTCAAAAGAATCGGTTGCTCTAATATGAAAGATTTAATAGAGCAGGGTAAAATTGTTATTAATGACGCTGAAACTATACGTGAGCTATCAGCATTTTCTGCAAGAGGAGCTTCATACGAAGCATTACCTGGAATGCACGACGATCTTGTAATGAATTTAGTTATGTTTGGTTGGTACACATCCACACCATTCTTCCAAGAAATGACTAATATCGATATAAAGAACATGTTGTATGCAGAAAGATCATTAGAAATAGAGAATGATTTAGTGCCATTTGGTGTGATACCTAGTAACCGCGATGATGAGCCAACACAAGAAATGCTTGGCGGGACATTGTGGAATTTAGAATAACATAGGTGAATATGGTTTAAGTATAAATAGTATCAAGATTGAGTTAATTCATATAATGAACCATATAATGAAACCATATAAAATAAATAATGAGGAAAGATCATGGCATTTTTAGTTTCCCCTGGCGTACAGTCAAAAGAAATCGATGCTTCTAATTCAGTACCCGGCGTGTCAACGTCAACCGGCGCAATTGCTGGTGCTTTTAACTGGGGTCCTGTCAACGACATCGTAACAGTAGGTTCTGAAACAGAACTTGTTGCATCATTTGGATCTCCGGATCTATTAACTAATTCAACATTCACGAGCGCATCTATATTTCTTTTATATGCTCAATCTCTTAGAGTAGTGCGTACAGAAGGAGCAGCTCAAAAGAACGCAGATAATGGTTCTAGCACTAACATCTCTATTCAAAATAAAGCAGCACATGATCTTTTGTCATCATTTCCAACTGGTGCAACATTTATTGCAAAATACCCTGGAGCAATAGGTAATGCTATCAAGGTTTCAGTATGTCCTGCCGGCTCGGCATTTGCTACATGGTCATATAAAGCAGGATTCGATTTCGCTCCAGGAACATCAGCGTTTGCAAATGCACGTTCAATCACTGGAGACGAGATGCACATTGCACTTGTTGATTCAAGTGGTGCTATAACAGGTACAGCTGGAAGTGTTATTGAAAGATTTCCACATGTGTCTCAGTTATCTGATGCTAAGGGCGGCA